CAAATGTAGATGCTACTAATTTTCAAGTGATATTGCCTCGTATGGGGTTTGAGATGATATCTTTAGATTATGACCCTAATAGGAAGATTAGTCCTATACAACAAAATAGGACAATTAACGGTTCAACAACTGCAAATTCTCAGTATGCACCAAGCCCATATAATATAAACTTATTACTTTACATCTATGCTAAAAACCAAGACGACGGATTACAAATTATTGAACAGATATTACCTTATTTTAATCCCGATTATAATCTCACACTTAAAGCAATACCGGAATTAGATATTAAAAATGACCTTCCTATTATTTTAAATTCAATCGGTTTTGAAGATGATTACGAGGGAGATTTTACAACCAGAAGAGCAATTATATGGACTTTGAGTTTTGTAGTAAAACTTAATTTCTATGGACCAGTTAGTAAACAGGGTATTATTAGTAAAGTTATTGCAAATACATTTAACGATCAAGCGTTAACTATACAGCAACAAAAAATAACTGTAGACGGCACAGGCAACACAGCAAATTCTATACTTTCTGGTAATGTAAGTTATATAGATTCTTTTGAAGATTTTTAATTATGAAAAATATGGAAAAATTAGATAGTCTATTTAATATAGATCCTATGACCGTAGATCAAACTACAGGTGAGATTCTTGCCATTTCTGATGCAGTAACTAAAACTAAAGAAATGGACCAAGAGGACGATTATCAGTTAGCTCGTTCTACTATGAGAAAACTTTTAGTAAAAGGTGAAAGCACTTTAGATGAATTGATAACTTTATCTAAAAATTCTGAGCATCCAAGGACATATGAAGTTGCCGGACAGTTTATGAAAACAATGTCTGATGTATCAAAGGATTTGTTAGGTTTGCAAAAACAAGTTAAAGAATTAAAGGCAGATGATCCTGTAAAAATTGGCACACAAAATAACGTAGTTTTTAATGGCACAACTGCTGAGCTTTTCAAAATGCTCAAAGCTGGACCTGTAGAGGATGGAAAAATAATTGAGCAATAAACAAATATCATATAACGGTAACCCTAATCTAAAACAGATTGGTACACCGGTATCTTATACTTTAGATCAGATGCGAGAAATACAAAGATGTATTCTTGATCCAATCTATTTTATTGAAACATACTGTCAAATTGTTTCTTTGGATAAGGGTTTAGTTCCGTTTAAATTATACGATTGCCAAAAAGAAAAAGTACATACCATTCTAAATAATCGTAAAGTCATTTTAATGGAAGGTAGACAACAAGGTAAAACAATTACTGCTGCTGCCTGTATTCTTTGGTATACATTATTTCAAGAAAATAAAACAGTGGCTATTCTGGCGAATAAATCTTCAGCAGCAAGAGAGGTTCTTTCCAGATATGAGCTAATGTATGAGATGCTTCCAATGTGGATGCAGCAAGGTGTTAAGACATTTAACAAGGGCGACATCGAACTTGAAAACGGTTCTAAAGTATTTACTGCAGCAACAAGTACTTCCGGGATTCGAGGCAAATCTGTAAATTGGTTATATATTGACGAAGCAGCAATTATTCCAAACAACGTTGCAGAACAATTCTTTACTTCTGTTTACCCTACAATTTCTGCGGGTACAACCACAAAGATTCTTCTAACATCTACACCGCTAGGCTATAATCATTTCTGGAAATTTTGGAATGAAGCAGAACAGGGATTAAATGGATTCGTTCCGTTGTTTATCCCATATGATCGCATTCCTGGTAGAGACAAAGCCTGGGCAGATGAGCAAAGATCTATGTTGGGCGAACTCAAGTTCAATCAAGAGGTTCTTTGCAGATTCCTTGGATCATCTAATACACTTATCAATCCTGATACTATCGGCAGAATGTCGGTTAAACCTTACATTTATAGTAAAGACGGGTTGGATGTATTTGTAGAACCAGAAGAAGAACACGTTTATATGTTGGTGGCGGATACGTCCAGAGGAGTTGGTGGGGACTACTCTGCATTTACCGTTATGGACATAACTTCGTACCCTCATTCCGTGGTGGCCAAATATAGAAGTAATAAGATTAGTCCTTTGCTTTTCCCGAATATAATATATAAAGTGGCGAAAGATTATAATAAAGCCTATTGCTTGATAGAGATCAACGATAACGGGCAGCAAGTAGCAGATTCGCTTTATATGGACTTAGAGTATGAAAACGTATTCTTTGTCGGAAGTAACAGTAAGAGTGGACAGTATCTTTCTGGAGGATTCTCCAATGGGGCAACACTTGGTGTCAGAACCACTAAACAAGTAAAACGTCTTGGTTGTACAACATTCAAGAGCTTGGTTGAAAGTACGAAACTACTGATTCACGACCCAGACATTATAAACGAAATTTCGACGTTTATTGAAGTTCGAGGAAGCCATAAAGCAGACGAGGGATATTTTGACGATTTGGTTATGACTCTGGTGCTATTCTCTTGGGCAACTAACGAATCATTCTTTAAAGACCTCACAGATACCAATTTGAGAAAAGCTTTATATGAAGAGCAATTCAAACAAATTGAGGAAAACCTCACTCCGTTTGGTATCATAGATGATGGAACCCCAGAAGAAGAAAAACCTCAAATTATGAACGATGCGATCTGGTTCAATGCTTATTCAAAATCTCCGACAGAACTCCAAGAAGCTCAAAGAAAATTCATGGAAAATGTCTAAAAGATGATAATTATAAATAAATAGAAATCATATTATAGAGAAGCATCTATAAAATTATCAAGGAGACGAAGATGGCATTTCAGCTTTCACCCGGTGTTGCAGTAACAGAAGAAGATAGAACAACAATAATTCCTTCAGTTGCAACAACCGCGGGCGCATTAACCGGCGCTTTTCAATGGGGGCCTGTGGAACAAGTAACCACTGTAGACTCAGAAATTAATTTGGTTAGCCAGTTTGGCAAACCTAACGATACTACAGCAGGATATTTCTTTACTGCAGCAAATTTTTTATCATACGGCAATAATTTAAAATTAGTTCGTGCAGTAAATGGCGGTGCAGCTAAAAATGCAGTATCTACACCTTCTGGATTTGTTGCAAATGTAAGTATAGGTGGTACTGCAAATACATTTTTAACTGCTAGTAATATTACAGTAACTTTTTCTGCACCTCCAGATTCGGATGGTGTTACTGCTACAGGAACTTCAGTTTTAAAAACAACTGGCAGCATCCAAACTATTATCATTAGCGATTCTGGCAATGGATATAACACTGCTCCTACAATAACCGTTACCGGTGGCAATGGTTCGGGGGCGGATCTAGTAGCCCTTTTAAGTGCAGGTGGTATTCGTTCAATTCAAGTAATAAATTCTGGAAATAATTATACACAATTATCCAATGTTATTATTCAAAATCAAGATTCTACTGCTGCAAGTGCGAATTTAGAAGTACACTTTAAATTAAAAGATTTAGCTATTGTGTCTGGCGGTACCAATTATGGTCCTCAGGCAAATATAGTATTCAGCGGAAATATCGTTGCAGGTGGCCAACACGCTGCAGCAACTTTAACAATCGCAGGGAACGTAATAACAGGATACGCCATAACAAATAGTGGCAATGGTTACCTTGCTATGCCAAATATTACTATTAATCGTAATGATGGCAACACTGGTTCTGACGCATCAGTTACAGGAAATGTTGGATATGGTTATATTAATAAAATTAATGTAGTTAATCCGGGATTAGGTGGTTATTTCTATGTTCCGAATGTTACTATTAATAGAAATAATTTGTTGGGCGGCACAAATGCAACCTCACAGGCAAGTATTTCTACTTCTATTGAAACAATCATTATAAACAATGCGGGTATAGGGTTTAATACTAATCCTGTTGTCACTGTTACACCAAATGCAGACGATGTTAATTTCATAACTTCAAACGCAGTAGTTAACGCAATTGTGGAATATGAAGTGGATAGAGTAGTAATCTCGCAACCTGGCTCAGGATATACTACATCTCCAAATATAACGATTACTAATGGAACATTGAGTGTACCTGCTCAAACGTCTATCACACTGTCTCCTCCGTTAATTAAGAATTTTGATGATTATGATAGCAACTATTCCTCAGGCGGTTTTGCAATCGGAGAATTTGCTGCAAAATATCCTGGCGAATTAGGAAACTCTATTAAAGTTTCAGTTGCAGATTCTGCAAGCTATTCAACTTGGTTATATAGAGCACAATTCGATGCTGCTCCTTCTGGCTCGGATTATGTAGAAACACGCGGTGGTTCCAATGACGAATTACACGTAGTTGTAATTGATGCAACAGGACAATGGACCGGGGCCGCAGGATCAATATTAGAAAAATATGCATTTGTATCTAAAGCATCAGATGCTAAAAATTCTGATGGTAGCACAAATTACTATAAAAATGTAATTAATAATCAATCTGAATATATTTGGGTTATTGATCACCCAACGGCCGGTACAAACTGGGGAACAACTTCTCAGAATAAAGCTTTTGCAAATTTAACATCTAATGTTACAACTACACTTTCTGGTGGCGCGTCTGGCGACAGTTTAAGTGTAGGTAATGTGGCAACAGGATATGCATTGTTCTCAAATGATGAGTTACACGATGTGAGTCTAATAATGATGGGTCCAACAACAGATGTGTCTACGGTTAATACAGCAATTGGTATTGCTGAAGCAAGAAGAGATGCAATTGTATTTGCATCGCCTCCGTATGCAGATATTGTAAATACTACAGGCCAAGCAACCAAAATTGTTACTTACAGAAATCAATTAACAGCTTCTTCATATGCTGTACTAGATTCTGGCTGGAAATATCAATATGATCGTTACAACGATAAGTATCGTTATGTAGCATTAAATGGTGATATTGCTGGTCTATCTGCAAGAACAGACTATGTAGCAGATCCTTGGTTCTCTCCTGCAGGTTATAATCGCGGAGTAATCAAGAATGTTGTTAAACTAGCATATTCACCTGCTAAGACAGATAGAGATACTCTATACAAGAGTGGTATAAATCCTGTGGTAACATTCCCAGGACAAGGCACATTGTTATTTGGAGATAAAACTCTATTAGCAAGACCAAGCGCATTTGATCGTATCAACGTTCGCAGATTGTTTATTGTTCTAGAGAAATCTATTGCAACAGCATCAAAATTCCAATTATTTGAATTTAACGATGCGTTCACAAGAGGACAATTTAAAAACATTGTAGAACCATTCTTGAGAGATGTTCAAGGCCGTCGTGGTATTACAGACTTTAGAGTAGTTTGCGATGAAACAAACAATACATCCGCGGTGATAGATCGTAATGAATTTGTCGCAGATATATTCATTAAACCTGCAAGAGCAATTAACTTCATTCAATTGAATTTTATTGCTACAAGAAGCGGCATTTCATTCGAAGAAGTCGGGGCATAATAGGAGAATAATAAATGGCAATACCATTTAATGTAGAACGATTTAAATCTGAACTAACGAACGGAGGGGCTAGACCGAATCAATTCTCGGTCGAATTGTCCTTCCCGAATTACGTTGGTTCAAGATCTGCGGCAGTACAGAAAGCTCCATTTTTAATTAGTGTTGCGGAATTACCGGGACAGACTATTGGTCTTACTCCAGTTTATTATCGCGGTAGATTAGTTAAGATGGCAGGTGATAGAGAATTTGCACCATTCAATTGTACTGTTATTAACGATTCCGGTTTTGTTATTCGTACAGCGTTAGAACAATGGATGAGCGGCATTGAAGATCTACAGACTAAAACTGGAGTTCTTACACCATCGCAATATCAACAAGACATGACTATCAGACAATTAGATAGAAATGGCGCTATACTAAAACAATATACACTAAGAGGTGTATTCCCAGTAGAAATTGGACCGGTTGCGTTAGACTTTGGTACAAATGATTCACTATCAACATTCGGTGTTTCGTTCCAGTATCAATCATTTACATTCAGTAGCAATCCTGCAG